GGCCACCACCCGGAATATTGATGGTGACGCCGTTGCCATTAATGACTGTGGTATTCCCGGACCCGTTAAATGAAAAATTACCGTTGGTTGCATAAATCGAGCCACGAACGGTCACATTATTGAACGTCGCGTAGCCAGACTTGTTGATGTGCCAGCCAACATTTCCGGTGCCGTCCCAGGTTGAAGACTGAATGTAGTTTCCTATTTTGGCATTGCTGATGGTACCGTCCTGGATGAACGTATCCCGGATGAAGGTCTGTCCGTTCTGGATCACAAATGGCAGCGTAACTGTACCGCCAGCCTGAGTCATCACAGCGAAGCGGTCTGCCAGGAAGAGCACCTGCGACTGCATACCCGCTGGCGTATTCTGAACACCAATCCCCATCCCTGCTGCATACTGATTACCATTAGAATCAACAGCGACCTTGATGCTGTACATCGCATTCAGGTTGTTATTGATGTCCGCTGATACCTGGCTGTTCTGGACAATCGCTGCAGACTGACCGTTAACCGTGACCTTTAGCGAATTGATTTGCGTAGCAGACGCCTGGGTAAAATCAGCAAGTGTCTTCGACAAGTCAGTGACATTCGCCGTGTTCCCACCGGTGCTGGAATCCAAAACGCGCAATGACTCAGCGACAGCTTTACTGGCGTCGGCCATCACATTGTCGACTCGCTCAATACTGGCTTTGTTATCTCCATACTGGACGCTCAGGAGGTTGCGCTGGTTAACCTGCGCGATCGTACTGGTGATCAGCGCGATAGCATTGTTCTGAATACCGCCGCTGGCCTTATCAGTTTGTGCACCCAGCTCTTCCAGGCGTGATGCCATTGAGGAATCGAGGTCCGTGACAACCTGGCTAAGGTCAGTGATTGATGCTGTATTCTGAGCACCTACAGCAGCTGCTGAATCAGCTTTGTCAGATGCGGCCTGAGTGGCAGCCGTCAATTGACTTACCGCAGAAGCGCGAGCTTCAGTTTCCGTAGCTAACGCCTGGCGAACATCAGTAATACCCGCTTCATTCTGTGCAGTTTTCGCCTCTAGACGAGTAACATCCGTGACGCGCGCTTCCGTCTCAGTAGCGATCACCTCCCGGAGCTGTTCGAATTTCGCAGAGTTAGCCCCCTGCTGCGCAGTCTGGCGCACAACAACATCAGCAATAGCCAGGGCGTTGCCAATGATTGCTTCTGCTGTCTGCTTATTCGAACCTACTGCTGCAGCCAGACCATCGGCGTTCTCCTTAATCGCATCAGAAAGTTCGGCCAGTTTCTCGCTACTTTCTACGGCACTCTCAATCAGATCCTTGAATACCTCAGAATCTTTAATCTCCTCCAGGATCACATCGGTGATATCGGATACATCGATGCTGGCCTGCCCGCGCACCCATTCTGTGTAACCTGATTCGTTGCCGCTGCGGTCCACCAGCTGAGCGCGGTACCAGAAAATCTGCCCAGCCTTAAGGCCCATCTGCTGATATTTGCGCTGCGGGTAAGGCACATCGGCCAGCAGCATCGCATCGTCTTCGGTACCGGTCAGGCTGTACTGAATTTCCGTCTTCAGCGTGTCGTCGGTATTCGCCGGGAATCCCCAGTTCAGCTCGATACCGAATACCACATTATCGGAAGCGATGAAGCCGACCGGTTTCGGCGGATTGCCCACTTTACCCGTCAGAGTTTTCTCTTCTGAATAGCCCCACCCGGATGAGATTTCTGCGGCATTGATTGCGCGCACGCGCACCAGGTAGCGCCCTGCATAAATCCCCGGGACATCGAATGACGTGGTGGAGCTGCGCGGCACGTTAACCCAGTTCCCGTCGTTGCGGCGCCATTGCGCTTCATAGGCGATAGCGTTCTGCGCCTGGTCCCAGCTCACGCGCATTGTTTCGACGCTGATATTTTGCTGAACCACGGAAAACGAGCTGATCACGATATTCGCAGGCGGCGACTGGTTGCCCGGCGGGATCACGCTCACCGGCCGTTGGTCAATGATGGCTCCGGTATCGATACGGGCATATTTATCCTGGTCGTGCCATGCGCCGGTAATCGAGAAAGTGCCATCATCGTTATCGGAAACGCTGACAACTCGATACTGCTGCGCGTAGAGCTCGTCAGATTCAACCACCCAAACAGCTTCGGCCTGTGGCGTCTCACTGTATGCCGTGGTGACTGTGACTGATTCCCCGTTCACGGCCTGAATGGTCCTGCTCTGCGACGCTCCGGAAGGCAGGTTGAGAATAAGGCGATCACCTGCTGCTGCATCTGCCACGCGGTCAAGTTTGATAACGCGACCGTTAACGGCGCTGATGCGGCCGCCTATAACCTTTCCGGAAAGCAGCTCGTCTGCCACAGCGATGATATAGCCAGGCTGCGGTATGTTTCCGTCCAGCCCGACATCGAACGAAACAACGCGATCCTTGTTGTTGGTGAGAATACCCCAGCGCCCCTTTCGGTTCGCTTCTGACTGTCTGGTACAGCCGATGGCTGTCATTTCCAGCTGATTGAAGCCGTACCGCGCCACCAGCGCCTGCTCGAATACGGGTTCCATCGCGTCAGCGTAGGCGTTACCGGGATCGGACCATGAAACCAGCGCTGTAGTGTAGCGGGTTTTCGTGGTGCTGCTTGAATAGGTGAAGCGACCGCCAACAACGTTAGCGCGCGTGTAGCTGTAATCCACATCACGGGGCATATCGGCCAGAGCAACGATCTGATCGCCACCCCAGTACGTCATGCCACGGAATATGGCCGCAAAATCACGCAGGACTGTATAAGCGTCGTTTCGGTCCTGGATGTACACGTTGCAGGTGTAACGTGGCTCGGTACCGTTGCCTCCTTTGCCGTCTGGTACCATCTGATCACAATACTGAGCAACCTGATAAAGAGTCCATTTATCAATATTCGCAGCGGTCAAACGGTGCCCAAGGCCGAACCGGTCAGAAACAACCAGGTCGTAAAAAATCCACGCAGGGTTATCCGTCCATGCCCACTTAAACGCACCGGTCCATGTACCGCTATAAGTGCGGGTTTCAGGGTCGTAGGTATCTGGAACGCGGATAACGCGGCCGCGCGGTTCGCATGAAATTTGAGGAATTGAGCCGTTGAACTGGCTTGAGTCGAATTCGATGTAGAGCAGCGCGGTGTTCGGGTAGCGCAGTTTGGCGTCAATCACCTCGGTGAAGCTCTGCAGCGTCATCGTGTCGCCGATCTTCGCGCTGTTGGCGTCAGAGGTAATCTTACGCAGACGTATTGTCCAGGTGCTGCCAGCCTGCGGTAAATCGATACGGTGGCTGCGCTCATAACCTGAGGTCGTTTTCCCGGTCACACTGGTATTGAGGACTGTCTGCCATGTCCCGCCGTCCGTCTGCAAGTCAATCGCATAATTAACCGAGTAACCAACCAGATCGCCATCGTCCTCCTGCTTGAAAAGCGAAGGCCATTTCAGGCGTAAACGAACCGCCGAAAGCTGTGTATTGGTGAAGGTTCGTGTCCACGCTGTAGCGCTCGTTACCTCGGTTCCCACGCTGATTTCGTTTTCGGTACCGGGAATGCCCTGAATGTACTTCTGGGCCTGTGTACCCGCGCGAAATTCCCACGTAACGCCGCTGAAGTTTTGGGAGCCGTCGGCGTTCTCCAGCGCCGTTCCGTCCAGGTAGATATCCTTCCCGGTGAGCTGTCCAGCAAACTCCCCTTCCCCAAGCGCAACGAGGATCTTTGCCTTCGCTACAGATTGCAGATCATCAGGCTGTTCGGTAGGAGTTCGGGAACTGGAGCTCCCCCCTTTTCGTCCGGTAATTTTATTCGCCATATCGCGCCCATAAAAAAAGCCACCCGAAGGTGGCTTGTAAAAAGGTATGTTATCTACTGCTGATCTTCGACATAAATCCCGGCGGAAATAATCGCTCCGCCGATTCGCCGGCGGCCGTAAAGGAGCGGAACCGGGTAACCCTGTTCGGCGGTATTTGTCACCCCGCCAAACGCATACGATGCACGGTTATCTGCGCTTTGTTTGCTAGCTATGCCTGATGGCTGTGGTGAAAGAAGCTGAATAACCCCACCGAGGACCAACGAGGCGCCAGTTGCTGCAGCAAACCCCGTCAATCCACCAGCAGCGAAAGCAGCGCCAATACCGCCGGGGCCAGTCAACACAGCTGCAGTAATAAGCACGGCCCCCAGGATCGTCTGCAAAAGACCAGCCTTTTTACTCCCTATTACTACAGGGACAATCCGGATCACTTCGCCGGTGACGGGAAAGCCGAAATCATCAACGCCAATATTCTTTTTATCTCTATAAACGGCATACGTCAGCCCTCGGGCTTTGCTTGTGTTTAAGAATTTCTCGAATCCATTGATGGTTTTCGCGAGTGCATTAATGGCTTCAGCAGTAGTGCGAACCAGGCGGTGATGAACCCTTCCATATGTCTTAGCTAGCACGCCACTTAGCTCAATTCTTGTCATTACCTCTTGCATGCTGCCCCCATAAAAAAACCACCCGTAGGTGGTTTGTTAATTTACGCTCTCAAAGCCCAGCTTTTTTCCTTGCTTCTTCAAGGTAGTTTTCTTTCGACTGGTCTTTGTTATTTGCCTCGAAGTTTGGATCTACTATTTTTGATAATTTCTGGTCGATAGACTCAAGTAATTCAACCTGCCTGTTCGCTCTGACGCTGGCGCGGTTGATGAAAAACCAGAGAATTAACCCAATAAAAATACCGACGAAGATCCAACCAAACCCAACTGTATACATATCGTTCTCCTTGCTGTGTACTGCACGACAGTATCAGTGACAGTTTGTTAAATAAAATTCTGATGTCTAAGAATCTTCATCGTCCTTTCCTGCCAGTAGCCCCCATACGGCACGCGCTGGCTCAGGTGTCCGTAAAGATGGTGCAGCAGCATATTGCCCTCCAGCAGAATTCCCGCGTGGTTCCACTTATCAGCCTGGACCTGCATGATCACCATATCGCCGGGTTTCGGTGGCCCGTCAAATTCCCGGAATCCGCACTCATACCAGCAATCCTGATAGAAGTTGTCCGGATATTCGTTTTCCCACCATGGATAATCCACACGGTAATCGTGGAGCTCGATACCATGCGTTTGCCGGAAATAGCTCATTACCAGCCCCCAGCAGTCGAAGTGTCCAAGCACAAACGGACGCTCCAGCAGCGGCAGTTCTCCGCGCGGCTGGATGGTGCGTAAATCCCCCTCCGGCCAGCTCACAATATGCCAGGGTAAAAGCGTTGCGTCGCATTGCGCTTTATCCAGTTCGCTCGGTTGCGTTGTGGCATTAGGGTGACTGTGAACGATGGCGATCACCGTTCCCCAGTCCTCAGCAGCTGCGTAGTCTTCGGGGCAAAGGACAAAATTGTCCTCCGGCGCCGCGGCAAGATTCCGGCACGGGAAATAACGTTCAACGCGGCTTTTCTGCGCCACCACGCCGCAACACTCAAGAGGATATTCAGCGGCAGCATGCGCCATGATCGCATCGATGGTTTTCTGACGCATATCAACTCCTGATCAAAGACGTGCCCGGGAAGCCACCAAACGAGAGTTCGTTATTTTCGCCGAATCGGAGTTTGCAGGCCGTCAGCGTGCCGTTGCATTCATCCAGCGACGGATCGCTTACCGGGTTGTTGTTTTTGTCGAAATAGCGGGTGCCGGCATAGTCGCAGCCGTCGCCGGTACGATATTTATTCCGGATGCACCAGGTACACAGCGAATGAAGCTGTCGCGTCGGAATCATTTGCCCCTGCAGATCCATCGGGCTGGACAGAACAAATTCAACGGTTTCACCGGCAAGCTCGCCCGTTTTACCGTCGATATACCAGACCTGCAGCTTTTCCTGAGTCGGGTCTGCTGTGGAGTTGCCGTCTGCGAAATTTCTGGCATCGAGATATTTCTCTTTTGTGTCGTGAATAGTGACTTTCGCCTGCAGCAGATCGTCATACGCAAGACACAGGGCTGAAATGGAGCTTTCGATGTTCGCAACCGTCAGGGATGGCGTTGCATTGCTCCCACTGGTTGATTTCTCCAGACCTTCCAGTTGATATGGCCAGGCGGCATATTCATTTCCCTGCCACCAGATTGGTTTCGCCGGAAGCCTGGACTCATCCCCACCAGCGGCGATGATTTCCGCTTCTGTGTGGGGAATGTTGTAATTGTGAAAGCGGAGAACGTCCGTTAGCCCAAAGGAAGAACCGTCCACCTCAATCAGACGAACATCGTTTCCGGATTCCAGCTTCTGATAATCTGCGTTTAAGCTCATGGTTTAAATGCCTGGATGAATGTTGCTTCAAGGTTGAATTTCCCCGCACCCAGCCCGGTGGGTTTATACGTTTCGCAACGATACAAACCCAAGGGCTCTAGCGGCGGCTTCCACTGAAAGGCTTTCGTTCCTTCATGCCTGTCGAGAAAAGACTTAATGGCAGAAATGTAGGTTTCGTTGCCAGTGAAGTTAAGCGTCCACTGCTGAGTTCTGGTGTTCAATCCATCTCCTGAAACCTGCTCATATCCATCGCCAAACTGGGCTTTCCTGACGCGGAAACTTGTATCAGCCTCCGCGTTAATCCGTGGGCACCAGGTGAAAGTTTCAATGGCCATAATTATCGCGTTCCTTTCATTGCGTTCCAGATGTCGCCGCCGGGACGAATGTCACGCATCACATTTTGCTTATAACGTCGATCAACAAATTCCCCGACCTCGGCACCAAATTGCTCAAGGCCTGGCGAGGCCTGTGTTTGAGTGTTGCCGTTGCCATCGATGGTGATATAAACCTGTGGCGCCGAAGATACAGACTGACCTCCGCCACCTCCGACCGCACGAACGCCCAGCGAACCATCAGCGGCGCGCGTAAGCGGCATAATGGCTTCCGGACCAGCCTCGGCAAAAACCCCTGCGCCTTTAGCAAAAGCAAACAGCTGAGGCGTCTGAAAAACGCCATTGCTGTAAGCGCTCAGGGACGGAGAGTCGTACACATTACCCTTCGCATTAAATGTGAAGTTCGCGCCAGCATTCTGAATAGCGGTACCGCTGCTGGCGGTTGCGGCTGACGAGGCACCAAAACTGAACAGTGATCCAATTGAGCTGACGCCATTAGCAACAGCCATGTTCACCAGAACGTTCTGGATAATCTTCAGTACGCTCACGCCCCAGTCCTTCCAGCTGTCAACGTTGCCATTGAGCATGTCGGTGATCGTGGTGACCGCGCCACCCATGGCCTGCTTCATGCCGTCAGCGGCCATGGAAGAATAATCAGTAGCTTCGTCCACCCAGTTCGCATAACCCTCAGACAGTCCCGTCATCCAGTCGTCACGCTGCGCATCAGAAGCTGCGTAATATCCCTCCTGGTCGCGCAGGCGCTCTTCGAGGTAGCGCTTATTAAGTGCCAGCCCCTGCTGATAGAACGTCTCGTCGATTTCACCAGCCTGACGCTGGCGGAGAAGATCGGTATTCTTCTGCTCAAACTCCTTACGCAGATTGAACTGCTCCTGAAGTCTTTCACGGAACCTGGTTCCCTGCCCGTATCCCAGCAGTTGCGCTTCATTGGCTGCTCGGGCGCTGGCGTTACTGTCGGCAAGGTTGGCTTCGTAATTTCGCAGTTGCTCACGCAATTTAACCTGGTCAATCAGTGCAGCATTCTGCAATACCGTCTTTTTCTGGGCTTCCGTCAGAGAAGCAAGTTCCCCCTGGCTGACCTGGTATTTAACCTTCGCCAGCTCAGTATTCTGGCCTTGCAGGGCAATCTGCTCTTTTTGCTGCTTGATAAGGCGCTTATACACATCCTCGGTTTTCTCGCCTTCGGTTTTACCGCCCTTCGCCTTAGGTTTGTTGGCCTCATTATTCCGCCATTCAGCAAGACCGTTATTAATCAACTCCTGACGGCCTGTCTGGAATTGCGGATCACTGGTTAACCCCAGGTCATCGGCTGCATAACTCAGTCGCAGGCGCTCTTTTGCTTCACCCTTCAGGCGTGACAACTCCAGATCCCGGCGGCTCTTTTCGAGGGCATCAGTTTGCTTTTTGTCGAGGTCGGCCTGAGGAAGTCTGAGCGGGACGTTAGCCAGCCCTTGCCGGGCCATTAATAGCTGATTTCCCAGCCCCAGCAGACGGTTAAATTCAGTATGCTGACCATTCATCATGATCATCGACTGATATACCGCATTCTGTCGCCAGGCTTGTTCGCGTATTAAATCATTGCGACGTCGCTCAATTTCTTCGAGAGCCTGCTGTATGCCGCGAGATTTATCTCGCATGTCATTTAATTTTCCCTCTTCAACAGCAAGTTGATCCGTAACGATAGCTATCGCTCTCAGTATATTTGCATCGTTCTCGCTGGTAATGCCCGGTTTTCCACGCGATGCATTCAAATCGTCGATCTGGTTCTTCAGCTCACCAACCTTTTTGGCTTGCTCATCAACCAAACGATTTTGCTCTACCAGAGCACCAACAGTTCTCCCCCTATTGTCGTCTGTTTCAGACAAAGACATGCGGGAAGTTTTTTCTCGTATTTCGTCGATTTGACTGGCGTATTCCTGGGCAGAGCGACGTGCCTGCTCCTGGTTTTGATACATCGCATACCAGGCTCCAGCACCCAACATAACTAAACCAGGAACTCCACCGATGAGACCAAGTGCACCACTCATGAGCCGAGTGCCGACGGATGTCACGCTATTGAGATTGCTTTGAGCCGAAACACGGTTTGCAAGGTTCCGGTTTAAGGAAGCCTGGGTCGCGGACAGACGCCTTTCTGCAGCAGCTTGAGCGTCAGAATTTTTTGCAGCCACCAGCCCTGCCTGTGCACGCTCAAGTGCAGTTCTGGCCCTGACTTTTTCCGTAGCAGTGCCACTTGCAAGAGCGGTAGTCAGTCTGGCTTGAGCTGCTGTAACTTTTGCCTCTGCTGCCGCAATTTTCTCTTGCTGGGCGGCCTGAACATCTGCGCTTCGTGATCGCTGAACAGCTTGCTGAGCTCGATAAACTTCAGCCCTTGAAGCTGCAACAGCAGACTGAGCCGCTTTGTCCTGTGCGACAGCAAGAGCAACCTCTGATTTCGCGGCTGAAATTAGCGCACCTGTTGCACTGGTGGCGCTGGTTACAACTCCGCTTAGGTAGCGTGCCAGCCCCACGCCAACAAGCGCCCCTGCCACAGTTGTTATTGTGGACATATTGTCAGCAACGTCATTCAAGGCACCGCTAACAGCTGAAGAAGTGAACGCATCCAGAGTTTGGGCTAAACTATCCAACCCGCCAGACAAACCTGCCGTTGCGCCGGTAGCCTGATCAATACCGCCAACCCATTGCATGAATGAGTTAGTAACCTTCTGCAAGGAACCAGAAACCGTTTGTGGTAAGCTTTTGAACTCATCTTGCAAATTATCTAACTGGCCTACCAGTGCTGGAACAACCTTATCAATCGTAAGTTGCCCCTGATCGGCCATGCTCTTGAGGTCTTTGCGGGCCACGCCCATTCCTGTGGCAAGTGCGCGGATAACGCGATCACCAGATTCGTTAACAGCGTTAAACTCCTCGCCACGAAGAACGCCCTGTGCCAGCGCCTGGCTGAATTGAGTGATAACAGAACTCGCTTCCTGGGTGTTAGCCCCCGAAAGTTTGAGGCCAGTAGAAACAGCTTCGGTAATTTTCAGGACTTCATCGGAGCTATACCCGTATTCACGCATTGAAGCAGCAGCGCGGGAAAAAAGGTTTGCATTATCTGCGAACGCCGTGCCAGTTCTTTGGCTTATCTCCATCAACTGACGCTGAGAAGCAGCAAAATCGTCAGCTGAGGATGATGCCTGCTTGAGTCGCGCGTTTACGGAGTTCCACTCGTCAGCGATCTGAACAATTTTCCCGGTAGCAAACGCTGTGCTAGCAGCCGCGGCGGCTTTCCCTGCTGATGCAAATCCAGTAGTAAGATCAGAAAGTGCACTCTCGCTTTCGCGGGCGGCGGCTGCTGCTTGCCTCCCTCCATTTTGCATAGTTCGGTAATAATCTGCACCCATTCGTGAGGCGCGAGCAATCTCACTCTGGAAAGACTGAGAGTTCGCGGAGATTTTAATTATTAGTTCGCGTAGAGCCGCCATCTCTTGTACCTTAATAATGAAAATAGAATAGCCACTCGGACTAACACCTGAGAGGCTTGATTTTTTTTGCACATGGAGACATATATGTTGAGCTTGAACTTTGAAGTTCCCGGCAACCCGGATGACTACTACGAAGTTAGGGAAAAGGAAGATGGAACGCTTTCCTATAAGCCTAACCGCCTAAAAATAAGGGGGTTAGCAAAAACTCAGTGTGACTATTTTGATTATATATCCTCTTTAGGTGAGAATATTCATATAGCCACACTTGAGAGCAATGATGTCATCAACGATTTTTTTGAAAATGAGCCGGAAGAGGCTCAAGTTTCTATTTACAATACTCTTTCCGAAGAATTTAACGCAATTACTGATACCATTTTAGATAAAACTTCAGAATTGAATGCGCAGGCACAACAGACAGAAAATGTAGCAGAGAACATTGGTAAAGTTATAGGGGCTATAGTTCTTATAGGCTTTATAGTTTTTATATTATCGCAAATAAACTAAGTTACGGGCGGTTTACCGCCCTAATTTGATGCAGCCATTAAAGCAGCCTCAAGTCCCGCAAACGGATCCTTCGGTGCTGATTGCTCGTCACCACCCCAGCGCAGGATCGCATCGTCCAGCGGTACTTTTGCCCCCTGAGAGCCGTAGATGGCAGAGACGAGCTGGGCTGCCTGAATGTCGCCACGGATATCGCCAACCGGACTTTGCCTGTCGTACTCAATCCACATCAGAAGCTCGCTTGCCGTCATATTCTGCCGAAGCTCTGAGAGCGTGCGCCCCATCCGGAGCGCAAGCGACATCAGAAACTTTACGCCGGGGGTTGAGACTTTTCCCGCGCTTCGTCCGCATTGTTGATCAGGTCAAGCGCCTGTTTGAGCAGGCGTGAATGGACGGGGCCGTAGATTTCACGCACCTGCTCTTCTTCGTCTACGCTGAATACCGGCTGCTTATCGGTGTCACACAGTACGTCAATGAAGAGAACCACGTCAGCGCAAAGATTACGGTGTGCCTTTTCCGATACCGACACATTTTCATCATCAGCACCCGCTTTCACCACTTCCTGCCAGCGCAGCCAGGCTTCACCTGACGGCTCACGGAGAACCACTTTGACGCCTTCCCACTCAGGAACGGCGACCGTCTTATGACGAAAACCCGACATCTTAGCCAGGGCGAGATTTTTAATATTCTTCATGCGACCTCTCAGGAGCCAGACTCGATGTTTTCAGGCTTACCTTTCAGGCGCAGGGAGAACGTTGCCGCCACTACGCCGTTGGTACCGGAAGACCAGGTGTGCTGGCGGATTTCAGCCAGGAACTTAAAGCCTTTGCCGGACGGGAAAATGACCTGGAAAGCGTAGGTCGTATCGTTGTCATACGCATCACGCAAGGCGTCCTGCGCCGGATTCTTGTAGAAGTTGCCGGACAGAGAGATTTCTGACGGAGAAGGCAGGCCGTTGATGTTCTCCTGCTCGGTAGAGCAAAGTGTTGTTACGTCGATATCCTGCTTCTGACCACCGGTGAACTGAATTTCTTTGATGGTGCAACTCAGATCGAGGAAGGTTGCGGAATCCATCGTTTCTTTGGTGGCTGGCAGGGAGGAAATAAGGATCTTCGTCAGCTGCGATTTTTCATAAAGTGCAGACATAGCTGTCTCCTGGAAAAAGAAAACCCGCCATTAAGCGGGTTCGTTGGGTGAATTAATTGTCAGGGGGTAACTTTAAAATCCAGGGTGGCACGGTAGAGCCGATAATCTGGCTCGTAACCGGGGATTTTTACCACCTCTGTAGGGTTTAAGGGCTTAAGCGAAGCGAGCGCCAAATCTCTCAGGGTGCGTGATTCAGTGATCGTAGTGGAATACACATCTACCTGAATGGAAACCCTGCTCTCTGCCTGGCCGCACAGCACGTCAGCGGAAACATCATCGACGATGGAAAAAATAATCCAGGGTGGCGAGACAGACGGTTTTCCGTCACTACCTAATGGCGCAACGTAGGGATATACCCGCCCTTCTGCCAGGGAAGAAAGCAAAGCGTAGATATCATCTTCATTCACTTGCTCAACACCTCATCAATAGCCTGATTCATCCTGGCAATGGCGACGCTGGCGGCCTCTTCCTCGCGCGTATCGTAAGCGGGTCGCACAAAAGGATGCGCAGGCATGTTCGCAGTGCCAAGCTCCACAAAGCGCCAGTAAAAGGCGTTTCTCGGGTTATTCGCCTTCATCGTGTTATCGCTGTTGCCGGTGCGCGGGTTAACGCCACGAATATGGACGCCGGAAGAAATTTCCCCGCGGCGGCGGCTTTTTTGGGTCACCACCACCACGTTTTTTTTCAGTTTCCCGGTGCGCACCGGCGCGCGGGCGATCACTTCTTCCTTAAGCACTTCGGCGCCAGCGCGCGTGGCATCACGCAGAACCTTGTTGTTTTCAGCGCGGCTAAGCGCCTCCAAATCCTTTGCGATGTCATTTAACCCGGAAAAATCGAGGCTCGTCTCAATCATTTTTCAGCTCCCGTTTTGCAAAGAATTTCCAGGCGAGTGCCGGTCGCATTTGCCACAGGAGGACCGATGATATTTAGCACCTGACCTTTATACGGGCCGCTGAGCACTTCCAGACGAGAAGAGGCATTCAGCTCTGACCTGAAGCGCATCCAGACGCGAATGGTTGCCTGCGCCGTTTCCGCACCGCCAGACATCTGCTCTCTGCCGCTGATCCCCTTCACCTCAGCCGGGACCGGGTTGCCACCACTCCACGATTCAACCGGCTGACCAGATGGATCGCGCGAAGTCGTGAAGGTGAGAATTTTTACCCTGTGCCTGAATCGTCCAGGTTCCATCAGGAGCCCTCCTCAGGTTCAGATTTACCGCGCCAGTTGCGATGGATGAACATCATGCGTTCTGCTGCAGCGTTCTCATATAGCTGTACTTCGCTTTGCGCGGTGCGGTGTTCAAACATGTCAGCAAAGACAAGGAGAACGGCGCCCTTAACGGCTGCAGGAATATCAGCTGCAACTTTCCATGCTGGTTCATCGCACCAGCGTATGCAGTAGTCAAAAGCTGCCTGAGCGTACAGGGTAATCAGCTCGTCCCTGTCGTCTTCCTCAAATTCAATCTGCTGCTTAAACAGGCGGAGGCCAATTACATCCAGAACATCTATCGCCATACGTTAAAAGGGCGGGTCTCCCCGCCCCCTCCATCATGAGCCAGAAGAGAAACTGCCCTTGATGATTGCCGTCGGGCGATAGTGCGCCAGCGCCAGGCGCTCTTCACAGAGGATGGTCAGCATGTTTTTCACGAAGTTATCGCGGTCTTCACGGCTGACTTCCACGGTGGCATCCATGCGATCCCACACCTGTGAGGCCATATCAAATCCGCCCACCGTAAAGGTGCCTGCGGCCTGCGCCTTAGTCGGAACCACTGGCAGGCCCCACATGATGTTGCTGGTAAACGCCTGAGGACCACCGAAGATATAGCGGCCTTCGTTGTCTTTCAGCAGCGCGATGTTGTGCCAGTCGCGCGGGTTCAGGACGATACCGGAAGCGCTAAACTCAGACTCTGTCACCTGGTAAATAGCGTGAGCGATAATGTCGGCGCGGGTGTCGCCGGTGGCATTCAGCGAGGTGTCGTAGGCGGTTGCCACTTTGTTCAGACCTTCCAGGTTATCCCCGGTGCCGTCGCCGTTCAGCAGCTGACCTTCTTCCTTCAGTGCCAGACCGTACATGAGGCGGTTGTTAACGTAGGACTGCAGCATTGGCGCATCGTCCATCACCTGACGTGATGCCTGCACCCAGTGCGCGATGGTCTTTACGTTCGCGGTCTGTTTGCTGAAGGTGATATCCGACTCTGGCTTAAGCGCCTTCTCTGCCACTACGTCGGCGTTATTGGTAAACACCTCTTCACGCACGTATTCGAGAGCGTTGCTGGAAATTCGGCCCTGAGCCAGCAGGTCACGGATAGTCAGACGGCGCAGACCAGGCATGATGATGCCAGGCATCTGCATCGGCTGGATCAGTGAGCCAGCAGAATCAGCGTCACTGCCGAGAGACTTGTTAAACGTCTTCGCGTCGAAGGTGCCCTGTTTGCCGTCCCATGACTTGATGAGCTCTTCAGCAGCACGTTCAGAGAAGGATTTCTTCTCACCCGGATTTTCAGCACCGGAAGCCAGTTTCTGTTCCAGATCGAAAAGACGCGTACCGGATTTGGTCAGTTCATCCTGCACTTTGGCCAGGTCGGACTGCAGCTGTTTGGAAACCTGGCCCGTGCTTTCGATTTCAGCTTTTTGCGCATCGAACAGCTGGGTCATTTTCTGCTGGGATTCTTCGATTGCTTTTTGAATGAGAGCGAGTTCAGACATAATTAATTACCTAAATTAGAAGGGAAAGATTTAATGCTCTGAAGCAGAGCTTTGATTTGTGCTTCGTTTCCGTCGCCCTCGGACTCGCTCCGAATCGCTGACTTAAACCGGGCTATTAACCCAACTGCCTGTGATTTGGTGAGCCCGACTGAATCCCTCAGCCAGTTCTCCACATCACGGATAGTTTCAATGCCATCGACACTTTTCATGGCTGCGATGCCAGCCTGTTCGTTGGCGGGGAAAGTGCAGACGCTGATTTCGCGCAGAGCCTGGATATTCTTAAAAATGCGGCCTGTTGGAATGATGGTGTAATCGTCTTTCGCAACTGAAAAGCCAACCGACATACCTTCAACCGTACCGTGCTGCATTGCCGCTTTCAGGTCGGCAGCGCCGCTGTGCCCTGGGGTAAGTTGACCGCGCACATAAAGGCCTTTTTCGTCTTCGGCCAGGCTGTCCCATTTACCAACCGGCAGTTCCCAAGTCTTGTGGTTGAAGAACATCGCCACTTTGCGGGTCTGGTTCGCCAGTGCGTTTTTAAACGCCCCGGGCAGAATGATGTCGCCATCTGAATCGGTGTTATTGAAGACAGAGGCGTAACCTTCGAAAATCCCCTGTTTCCCGTCACCGGTGAATTTGATTTCTGTCTCGTCGAAGGACAGCGTTTTTACGATCTCAGGCATTACGGCCCCCATAAAAATTAAGCCCCGTTATTACGGGGCTCTTTGTTGGTTCCTAAATCGGTGATCGGCACGTATTGCGACTGGCGCATAGCCACATCGCCACCCGGCAATGGCGGGAGGTTGTCCGTTCGTCGCATCTCGTTGATGGTGCGTAATCCTGCCTCTCCCATTGCCTTCATAAAGGCAGCGCGGGATGCCGAATCGCCCCTCAGAAGGCCGTCGAGATTGTGCTCAGCATGAATGCGGCCAACATCCTTAGCAGGAATAAGCCACCGCTGAATGCTGTTTTCCCACCGGGAGATATAGGGCTGCAGGGTGTACTGCAGGAAGCCGAGATTCTGCTGCTCGATGCCCGATCCCCAGCTCGTTGATTTCTCTACGTCGCCGACAAGGTGAGGCGGTACGCCAAAGAATCGCGCCAGTTCACTTACCTGAAATTTTCGGGACGCCATCATTTCGGCATCCTGCGGCGTTACGCCAATTGCCGATGTGGAAAAGCCCGCCTCCAGAATCCAGAGGCGTTTTTTAACCGGACCGCCGGCTATCTCTTTGAAGTTCTCTTCGACCTGCGAGCGCTGCTGTTCAGTCAGCACTTTTTCGCCGGTTGAGAGGATTTGCGGAGACTTGGCGCCGTTGGCAAAGAAATCTCGCTGCTGGTCCTCCATCGCAACTGCCACACCTGCCGATTTACAGGCAAAAGCAATGGGTGACAGGCCGACCAGCCCGGTAAAGCCGAAGCCTTTAAGGTGAAAAATCTCTCTCTGCGAAAAGTCGGCGTATTCGCTGTCGCGCTGATAGCGATAAACCACTTTTTTTCCGACGAGTTTCACATCCATATTGGCAGACTGAAGCGGGAGAAGGCTTATCACGTCACCCGCGCTGTTGCGGTCCACCAGTGCATACGCGTTACCGTAGAAACAGAGCTGCATCGTCATGGCCTCCCTGAATTCCTGGGCGGTCATGTACTGATTCGGTGAGTAGCGCAGCAGTCGCGCCAGCGGATTGCTCAAACCCACTTTTTTGCGGTTGTCATTCTGGTCTGTTTCGAAGACATCAAGCGGCAAGCATGCCGTGAGCGTTGAAATCAGGCTCACGCAGCGCCAAACCGTCGAAATTTGCAGTATCCGTTCATCGTTAATGGATGAATCGCCCAGGTGTCCGTGGGCCGAAACAGGCCCCGTCTGTGAGCCCTGATTTGGGGTGACTAAACGCCCGCCGACAAACCAGGACTGCAGCCTTGCCCACCAGCCGTTATTGGTGCGCAGGTCAATCGTGTATTTAGGTTCTTCCATCACATGCTCAGCGGTCGGAAAATGAAGTCATCGAAGTCACCACCCTGTTCGGTAACTTCCCCATTAGCAGCACCAACGGACATTGTCATTGCGACCATGCCATCAATACGGCCTGTTGCTTTGGACTTATCGAGCTTGCGGTTGCCAGCAGCATCTTTCACCACCACCGCATTCACAGCACACATCGTTAATACGGGGTGCATGCCATGCCTCACCCGCCCGTTAAGCATCAGAGACTCCAGCGTGTCTACAGCTGGCCCCATATCCTTAAAACCCTGTCCGAACTCGACCAGCGGGAGGCTCAGCCCAATGGCATCGGCATCCTTCCTGAACTGGTCAATGCGCCAGCGGTCAAAAGCCATCGAGGTAAGGTCGAAATCACCGATAATTTCAGCGATATCCGCAACGACAAATGAGTAATCCACTGAAGCGCCTGGCGTGGTGCGCAGCAGCCCCTCTCTAACCCAAACGTCATAGGGTGCGCGGTCCGTTTTGGTTCGCTCTTCAAGAGTCTTTTGCGGTGTCCAGAAGAAGGGGAAAACATCCCAGACACCATCATCTGCTTCACCAGCGATAACCAGCGCCGTTAAGTCGTTCCTGGCTGACAGATCCAGCCCCGCGTACCACTTCCTCGGGGTGTTAATCGGCATCTCTCCGCAAAGCTCCCACACACTGCGGGAGATAAACGGCGATACGGTAGACACTCGCTGATTGAGGTTGAGGTTTCGGAAGGTATTTTCGAAGCTTGGCATTCGGCCAGCTTTCTCAGCCTGGCGCGCCATGTCTTTTTCTGACCTGAATGTGCCCAGCGCCGGGTTCGCGGCCAGCCAGGACTCGCGTTTACTGATATCAGCGTCTTTTGGCGCTTCATAAACGTGGCACACGATGTGCGGGTCTTTCGATTTGACTGCATCATCAATCCAGATGCTCAGCAGGTCGGCGTCATTTGCTGCCTGCGTACTGATAACAACCAGCAGCGGGTTCTCATGCGCCCCCTGCGCGGTAGTTATTGCATCGATAAAATCATCCTGCGGCCCCCTGACCTGCCCGGTTTCATCGAGAATGGCCAGAATGGGGGAAAGGCCGTGCGTCGTCTTACCTTCTGCGGATAAAGCCTTGTATTCGACGTTACACGGCAGGCCGATCAGCTTTTTACCGCTCGGCGTAATGTGCACAATCTCCTGCAACTTAGGGTTCAGGTTGACCATCTTCACCGCGAGGTTAAAAACGATGGCAGCCTGTTCCCGGCTAAGTGCACCGCTGACAATCTGCGTGTTCTGGACCGCTTCAGGCCCCACCAGGTGAGCCAGCAGGATTCCAGCGATTAAGCCTGTTTTACCGTTTTTTCGGGCGATGCTGAGGATCGCCATATCCGTTCCGGCTGGATTGTCGTAAACCGCCAGGATGAAATCTTTCTGAAAGGGGTCCAACCGCATAGGCTGGCCGATAAGCTTGCCTTCCGGCACGATGCAAAAGCGCTCAATGAACGCTATTACACGCTCACCTCGCGTCATAGTCTTTTATCCGTGCTTGGGAAAGGCGATCAGGTTGTCGTCCTGGTCCTGATGCTCGGTTTTGGTGTTTCGTGCATCACGATCATTCTGATTGCGTTTCTTCTGGTCGCGGCTTTCGCCGTTGGTTGCGTGGGAATGGATCTGGAGGTCACGGCGCTGGGCCAGAATAGTTCGCTGTAGCTCAACAATTTGTTTGCGGAGGTCTTTGATAAGCCCTTCGTCGCGGCCCTCTCCGCGTGTTCGCTCTTCTTTGCGTAAATCCTTACGTAAAACCGTTATATAGAGCTGGTTATTTGCCAGTTCTACAGCGGCCAGAAGGTCGGCCGGCGTCCAGCTGTCCAGAGCTTTTGATCTGATATTGTCATGCCAGAATGGTTCGGCTTTTTTTTCCAAACCTGCATGGGACGGAGGATCGATGGTGTCCACTGCTGCATTTTTCATAGCCTGAACCGCTGCCGCCGAACTGTCGGAACGGGTTCGTTTATCTGCCATATGTCAACACCTTAAAACTAAAAAAATCGGGTTAGCGTTAAAATCAAACTTTGGCGGCGGTCATTTGGGGCAAAGGTTTTGAAGATTTGATCCCCCCCTGCCCTGATGCGATTCATTCTCATTTGATATCGTTGCATTTGAAATGATTTCACATAATTGGTAATCGACTTGCCGCCGCCGCGCTATGCCGAATGTTTGTCTACCTGTTCGAGTTTCTGAGTGCCTTTCCCACGCCCGGAGACAACATGCCCTGAGACGGTCACTGTCGGCACCTCCTGCCCTACAGCGTGCGAGAACTGAATGGATGTCACGTTCTTCATCTCCACGCCATCAATCGCCAGCTGAACAAACTTACCGTCGCGATATTCAATGATGAGGTCTTTCATTACGTGCTCCAGTGAGACGCAGGATCGAGCGGGTAGCCGTTGGCATCACAGCCTATTACCGCGCCGCTCTTCTCCATTCTCTGTTTCGTTGAGTCATGATGCGCTTTGCACAGTGGCTGCCAGTTCTCTTTACTCCAGAACAGGAGTTGTGCTTTCGATATGGCCAGCGCGTTACCTGACTTAAGCGCATCTTTGAGTTTGTGGGGCTCGATATGGTCAACCACCGTTGCTGGGGTAATGCGCCCCTGCTGCTCGCACATCACACATAGTGGGTGCTGCTGCAGGAAACGCAGACGGGCCTTATCCCATCGGCTGCCATATACGCGGGGCTCTTTGTTCATGCCAGTCTCCATGCGCGGCGGCGTTCCGTCCTCGGCTCGTTGTCAGGGTGACGCTCAACCGTCGGGAGGTCAGCGTGATCCACCAGCGAGTAACACGGATACACCACAGCGCCGCCATAGGCATCACCCACGGCATAATCGGCAGGCTTGCTGCTGTCCCACCGAGCCAGCACACGTTCAATGTGTTGCTGTGGGACGCTGTAGCAGACACCGTGTATCAGTCGCGACAGCGTGATGTAGTCAGACCGTGTCTTATCAGCAACAATCAGCCGTTCGGCTATCTGCATTTGATACTGAGGTGGGCGGCCGGTACCGAGATAAAAGCTCAGCATGTAGTCAGGGAAGCGCACCAGCCAGTCAGTCACCTTATCGGTGAAACCCTGCACAGGAACCGCGTCGTCCTCACACACCACTACCCGGCATGGTTGGCAGGTAGCCCATTCAAGTGCACGGCGATGGTTAGCATTGGCCCCACCGTCGCCTTCATCAATTAGAAGATGGGCACTGATGCTTAAAGCCAGCGCTTCCGCCTGTTGCCGACGGGCGTGATGGCCTACAACGCAGAACTTAAACTCTTCAGCCACCAGCAAATCTCCATAAAAAAAGCCGCACGATGGCGGCTACTGTCTATATATCAGGGTGTTGCTTCGTTTTAACCCTGGTTAAGGTAAGCATTCAGCCCGTCAGTGGTGGGACACTGGCGCATTCAACGCGGAGGGATGGCTGATTACCTCTCAGCAAAAGGATATGTTATGTCTAATCATGAAATTAAGGTTAAACCCAAAGCAAATACAAAGAGCTTCGAGGAAGTTAATGAGGAATTGGCCAGATTGAAGTTTGTTGTCGGAGTTCTACTTGCTAAATTTCCACCACTCCAACGCAATGAATTCATCAAAGATTTGGAACGGTTCGGTCTGAAAGAAGAAGCGGCTCTTTATTCGCACTTCAACCCTCAACCTGAACAATAAACTGTTCACATGTACAATTTAGGGACTGACCACCAGCTTAAGTTACATTAATTTCACCTTCAAAAACTTTAGCGGTCTGCTCTTGGGCCGCTTCTACAAGCTTCGATACCACAGCTTCGGCATGAAGCGTTGCGCGCTGCTTGTAACCTTCAAGAGTGAAGTCTGCCGTAATGTCTTCACGATAAGGCACAGTCAGCATTGTTTTCTTATCGAGTTGAACTTTGACATCACCGCCAATTGTCTCAACTATTTTACAGCCCAGCCCTTCTGCTGAAGAGTAACCATCAATTTTGAAACCTACAGACTTTTGAGTCGGAAACTCAACCATATACGAAATCATAAGACCTCCTGTTATTTATGTTTCCACCAGGCGCACTCTGTGCCGATACCATCAGTTTTGAAAACAGTGTGAACCAGAGGGCCGGTGACCAGCCTGTCAGCGAATGATTGCGCAACAATACCGAACGCCAGCATGTCACCCACCGCAGCGCCAGCCTGTTCTTTCTTCCAGAAACGATAACTCTCGATCCGGTAGTAAAGACGGATAATGCCGTGAGCGAACGCCATTACATCAGTGCGGGTGCCACCCAGCAGGCCAGCGTTAAGCATCACATCGTTGCGGTGCGCTTCGATGAACTCCTGATAGATACGCTCAGGATGATTCTGCTTTGCCCATGCGTCGGCGTATGTCTTCGGTTCTGAACCGACATAAACATTACCGCTCTGCATTTCTTCCCACGGTGCGCGAAGCATTTCGACATCGGTCCCATCAGTACACCAGACGAAACGGTATTCAGGATGATCTCGCAGATGCTGCCAGACGTGCAGCCAGCGCCGGAAATAGACATTCATCTGCACGTCAGGGACGCGGTGAAGTTCAACATCTGCCGGGGCTGTCTGCAGTTCATCCACCAGCGTGATACGGCCGCAATTCCGAAGCGATGAGGCCCATTTAGCCAGCATGTCAGGAGAGGCGGTCATTTTCGTACCGCGCTGAGGGTCAGGCTGGCTGGTCAGTAACGTAGTGATAACCACGTCGCGCTGACGCCGATATTCAACGTAACCGGTAAAGCCGGTATCACGTCGTGCGTTGTGGATCTTCACATTACGTTCCACCAGCGCCTGGCGGTCGGGCCTCGGTACCGAACGCTCCACCGCTTCATGCTCATCAAGAGAATGAATCAGCTTTTCTGAACCGACGACATCAGCGTAAGCCCACGTCGTGAGGCCAGCGTTATGAATCCGCAGGGCGAGGTCGCTGTGTTCGTACATGCCGCGACCGTAAACCGGATCGAATCCGCCCACCTTCTCGATGGCGCTGCGGTGGTAGTACAGCATCACGCCGCGCTGCCCGGTATACGCCACATGCTGATCGTCACGGTATAGCACCGAAAGGTCATTCAGCTTATTGCGGCCAGCCAGATCGAGAAACTGATAAGCCAGATGCGGCTCCGGTGATTCGATGTAAGGGAGGTGCCAGTTATCTGCGATGGGCCAGGCGTCATCATCCCACAAGAAAAGATGCTCGCACCCGGCATCCATCAGAGCTGACAGGCTGGCATTCTTCGAAGCAACAATGCCGAGTGATGTTTCATGTCGAAGCAGCTGCACGCCGTTGGTAACTAACGCTGCAGGTTTTGAACCATCATCGACAACAACCAGCAGCGCTCCGGCTGGCAGGTGTTTCATGTGCTGTTCAAGCGCTCTTTTCAATACGTCGGCGCGCTGGTGTGTCGTTATTGCAATCCCAATCCACGATGAAATGGCGCAGGCAGGCGCATACGGAACACCATCAATAGTGACCTGCATATAAACCTCATTGAATAATGTTAAATGAAGCGCTAATTTGAATGCACTTATCTATCTTCAAAAAGTGGTGAATGAAAATGGATCTTGCTCCAGCCAAGAAAGAGTTAAACAGGGCAAAACGATGTATTGAGCGTATGAAAGCGGCAAAATCATATGATGAGTATGATGAGGCATGGAGTGATTTTTTAAGCCGAATTGAAAACATTTTCAGCAGGATTAAAGTTGCCGCTGAACCTCACAAGAAATACCCATCATTCTCATCTAGAGCAAATCATCTTCGTGCTACAGATAGTTTGCTTATCTATCTCAAACAGGCACGTAATTCTGTCCACCATGGAATTGCAGATATTTCCAAGTATGTTTCCGGTGGATTTGGCATAAATCCTGCCATACCAGGAGGCATACTTAATCTTGATTCATTAAGCATTGATGAAAATGGTAATGTTAATATTGTATCCAGTTCACCCATCAGAATTGATGTTATTCCTGGTTCAGTAGAGGCCATTCCATGCAGAAATAGAGGCGTTACCTACAACCCTCCGAACTCACATTTGGGTGAAGACCTGAAAAGTAAAAACCCTATAGATATAGCTGAATTAGGAATTAAATTTTACGAATCATACCTTTTAAGTGCTGAAGAAACGTTTCTTAAAAAATAGATTTCAGCTTAATGCTTTAAATTAGATGCATGGCAGTTCGCCTGCCACGCTTTGTTATGCGCCAGGATGTCTTTCTTCGTCTGGCGGTCCATAACGTCGATGTCGTGATCGGTCAGGTAGATTGGTTTTACCCAGTCACAGGCAGTATCAACCACCACCGGGACGCTTCCACGTGTTACGCAGCTCGCGATCAACATCGTCATCAGGCATGCGGTTAACAGTCTGCTGTACATGGCTGGCCTCTTTCGTTGCTTCTACCCGGCGTTCGGCTACAGCTTCAGTGGCTGCGGCTTTTTCTTCGGTGCGCTGCTGGTCTGCTTTCGCTTCCGCTTTGCTGGTGCCGCGTGAATGACCAATACCAAAAGCACCGGCGATAGCAGCCATTACCAGGGCAGCAAGACCAATGATTGTTTCAATCCCCATATCAACCTCACACCAGTACGGTTTTGGCTTGACTGAAGCGAGCGCGACGATCTTCAAGCCCGTTCGTTCCGCCGTTGATAATCTTAGTCACCTGCAGTACGTCGCCTGAATACTTCAGGCATCCCTTAGTGGCGAAGAACCACGCCGCGCTTCTGGCTGCGTAAACGTCTTCGGCTAATAGCTCAGGCTGCTTAACCAGATCAACCTTCAGGCCGTTACCGCAATCACGGTAGTTATTGAGGCCGGTAATCTGGATAAGCCCACGCCCACGGTATAACCAGCCGTCACCGGGAGCGTTATTCCCCATACGCTTGCTGTATACCAGGTTGGCGATAGCGCGCTGGCGCTCAATCGGTAAAGTGCGTTCTTCAGGACGGCGGCCAAGCGCATTTGCCTGGTCTGCTGTAAGTCGACCAGCACGAATGAAGTTCGCCAGTGCAGCAATGCGGTAATTGAAGCTCTCCACCAGCAAAGTGAAGCCAGCTGATTCATGCCCCGCCTGAGCAATGAACATCGACTGGTCTACCGGCGTGGTAATGCCGAACTGTTTCATCGCATCGCTGACAGGCTGAAACCAGCGCGCAGCTAACTCGGCGCTTAGCCCAGCCGCCTTTTGAAATTGTGATTGGTTCATTAGTGCCTCAGTGCATCAACCAGGCGCGCCACGTTTCCCCGAGCCCAGAGAACGGCAGCACAGATCAGGACGTTGACCAGCACCACAAACCAGTGGGATTCATGGTAAAGGCCGAACAGATAACGGAAAGGGACGCTGGCGTATACCAGCACCGTGAAATAAGCCATCAGCGATATCAGCGGGCGATGTCTCGCTCCGCCGCGCTGGTAGAACATCAGTGCAATAACGATCACAGCAGAGATAATTGCGTTTGCCATCGCACTCGGATCACTTGTTACCATTGCTGGCCCCTCCACCACGTAAACGCGAGAGAATTCCAAACAGGCTACCCAAATCCTGACTGTTGACGAACGTCAGCAGCTTAATAGCAATAGCGGCTACGATTACCGCGCCCAGCGCATCAAGTGGCCTGTCGCTGTACCCCGTCCATTTGGAGAAGCAAGAGCCGAGCAGTGGCGCGCCGATAACGCCGAAGATGAATGAGGTGATGAAGTAGCCCACCAGCTTAAGGCGGCTGATATTAACCGCCGTAGCGACGTAGAACACCGCACCAGCGAATGCGCCAAACACCACACCGTAATCTATGCCGGTTGCCAGGCCGAACATGCTGGCCCCCATCAGACCACCAGCCGCTACTGTCGTGCCAGAAACAGGATCGGACATCTAGTCCCCCTCTTATTGCCGTGAATCCTCTCAGTGATGAGGGGAATAAAAAAAGCCCGCTTTTGAAGGCGGGCTAATGAGTGACTATTAGTAAGTAAGGTAGGTAGTCGTGAGTCTTGCTAACTGACCTGAGTGAGACAGTATCGGGCTGGTTCACAACGGTTCAGGAGAACCATCAGGCAATTACCTTCAACACACATTTCAAGCGTAGCAGCAGTTTGCAAATTCATAAAAAAAGGCCTGCTTTTTACGGCAGGCTCTCAAGGAATTTGAAACTGTATTGTTGTTGTCATGGTGCCGGGTGCCTCCCGGTGACTCTACCCCAGTCAGCAAAGCCGCGCGCATACCTGCAGATAGCAGTTGACTGGAACGCCCTTTCGCTTAGAAAGGATTCACCACAATAATAAGTTACGACTAATCCATTCTAGCGGTCAATACATCATCGCCATGAGTCCTCTCAGAACGAGGGGAAACCAAAAAGGCCGCCCGTAGGCAGCCTCTAAAATTGACAAAACCCCGGCTAGGCGAGGTTTAAGAATCGTTTTAAGTCCGTGGCGTAGAAACCACTCTTAACACAGTAAACGAGAAAATGCGGACCGCGTTAGTGATTTTTGATGAGTTTTGCTTTATTTTTCCTACACACAGCAAAATAAGAAAGCAGTTCTTGCCTAACTACTCAGTTAACGTGGGGCTTAGAATGAGGGATTATCTTTGGGTGACATACAGTATGATGTAGAGTCCGAGCAGCAAGCTTTTGAATTGCTCGAACGTTATCTGAGTGGGCAAGGCCTACCAGAAAAAATTACGTTCAATGGCTGGCCTAGCCTAACTATCAGGCTAACCGGTGATAAATTCAACAAATCACTTACACCCTCAGTAATGAAGGGCTTCGTTGAGATGCAATCGCAGATCAACAAGTCTTATGCGCTTGCTAAATACGGCACTCCAGATGTTCGGAGGCTAACTAAAGAAGAGCTTGATGCTTTAGAAATTGAAGTTACAGTAGAGCAAGGTTCGTCACTTGTTGAGATCAACATTGATGGATTCCTGAGCAAGCTTACGCAAGAATTGGTAGGAAAAATGAACGCCACAGAGATTGTATTCACAGTTCTCGGTGCTGCCGTCATATGGGGCGGGGTAACCGTCTTTAAACGCTTTTTAGATAACCGTAAAGATACTCGCCTAGCTGAGATTGCTAAAGAAGGCGATAAAGAACACCTGCGCGCAATGCAGGTGATGACTCAAGAAGAAACGAAACGCCTTCAGATCATCTCTGAAATGGTGGCCCAAAAGCCTCTTCTCGACAACATGGATCGCATGTCTTACGACGCTAAGACAACCATGGTTAAGTCATTCGTACGCTCAGATACCGCTGAAATTGATGGAGTAACCATCGATTCTGAAACTGCAAAAGAATTGGTCACAAATGCACGTCGCCGCTCTGTCGAAATGCGTATAGACGGTATCTACCGCATTGAGGAAGTGAATAATACGGACCCAGAGTGTTTCAAAGTTAAAGTTCGTAGAGTCGATTCTGACCAGCGACTGACTTGTGTAGTTCAGGACATTTTCCTCGACGAGTCGGGAAACAAAGAAGCTCTCCAACGAGCAGAATGGGAAAGAAAACCTGTTCATTTAAGTATCAATGCAAAACATGTTGACGGTGATATCAAGTCAGCTGTGATTTTGTACGTCAAAGATGTTGAGAATAAGCCCGAATAATCGGGCTTTTGCTTCACGACTTCACTTCGACATCCATCTCTAAGCCCACATCCAGCATGCTAAGGCAACCGTCAATAAACCCTTCTGCCATCTGGATTTCAATACGTATAAGCTTTTCGTCTTTTTTTCGTGCTTTCGCTATTTTCCGCTTCGAAATACCGTAGAGATAATGTGCAACTAAAAGTGAATGCTCATACGGTTTTCGCTTTTGAAGTCTAGCCAGACAGCCTTCGATAATCAGGGCGTCGTCGTCAGTGCAAGATAGGCGGGATTTACTTGTTTGAGGAAGAAGTCCTTTGAAACCAGCAGCGATTGATGAGTAATCTACGCCAGAGCTATCGCTCGCGGCCCAACCTCCCCAACGCTCTAACACCGTCTGAATATCACGCATGTTTTCTCCACTTTTCATGCTAATACGCCGATTTCCAGCGCACGATCTAAAAACCGAAACAACAGCGTTAACTGGTCGCCGTGCTTCGCTTCAAATGCCACAGGATCAGCGTGCAACTCATCGTGATGCGCTCTGCACAGCGGTATCACAAACAGGTCGTGCGCTTTTGTTCCCATTCCACCCTGCCCGTGGCCTATCAGGTGGTGGGGGTCGTCTGCCGGGTTATTGCAGCAACTGCACTGCTGCGACTTCACCCAGCGGGTGTACTTCTCGTTCTCCCAGCGTCGGCGCTTTGGCCTAAGCATGAAAGATTCCGGTGACTCAGGGTCTACCTTAACGGAGACAACCTTCTTCACCTTCTCCTGGAGGATTTCAGTCGCCGGTAACGACGGAACAATGTCGCTTTCCCTCATTACGGAACTGTGCGATTCAGGCTTAATCCTGAGGGCTTTGCTCGCCACTGGTTCAGGAATAAGGTCAGCCAGATCGTTGCGTACCATCCACCAGCAGAATTCCGGAAGCGTCAGGGTATGGTCTTCGCTGAATCCCAGCATAATATTCACCCTTCCGAGTAACCATTTTACCAGGTTCTGCATGGCAATTCCTGCGAGTCTTTCAGTAGTTTGTTCACGCAGTTGGTTATCGCATCCCCAACAAAGGCGAATGCTCCCGGGTGCGTGACGCATCACCGTAAAGTCCTTTGAGTGCCAGTCATTGTGGGGCCACTGACATTCGAATTTACGCTCAAGCCAGGCATCAAGACTGCTAAGACCGCCAGCACGCTGAATAACCCTCTCGTTCAGGAAAAGCTCCTGCATACTGACATCATCTGTCAGTGGCTGATGTGCCTCTGGAATAAGACCTGATGGCAAATGCTGGATTGCTTCTGATGGCGTCTCAATAACAACCCTTCCCTGACGAAACAGCCAGAGCAGTTCATTGCCAGGGCGGAACAGAACCACCCCGGATATTGGTGCAACTTCAGGTGTCAGTAATGCTCTCACTGTTACCTCAGGCTACGATGTCGATTATTTTAAGAAGCTCCGCAAACTTCGACTCAAAGAAATGAGGCTGAGTTTCTCGCGGGTTCGCAGGACTGGTGATGTTCTTGCCATACATGCAGCCTTTGGCAGTAAGTGACCAGAACTTTTTAACACCATTCACTCCAGACCGACTGTTTCGCTCTTTTTGTTCCACAATCCCAAAGCGGGACATCATGTGATAAACCTGATTGGCGGTGATGCGGATGTTTTTTGCTTTAAGCAAAGCGCTGAGTGATTGTGTGGGACGGCTGGACCCATCCTGCGCACCGGCAGGTGCATCGATCGCGTAATGCGGCATCAGATCTGGAAGACCCGCTACCTGCTGGAGTTTTTGATAAGCACCGAGTCTTGAAGAGTTTGAGAGGTTCAGCATTTTCGCCGCCGATTCAAGCAGGATCACGCCAGCCTGAATTTTGTCGGATGTCGGCGCTTTGGATGCAGGGTTCTGTACGGCATCGAACGTTCTGATGACTTTGAGGTTAAATTTCGGGCTGATCCACATTGCATAGGAATAAACCAACTCCTTGCAGACGAATGTCCCCTGGTTAACACCACCAGTAAGGGTGACCAACGGGGCCGCTCCTGTAATTCCAGGAGCGCTCGAAATTTCAGCGATGAGTTCTTGCGTTTGGGTAAGACAGGACCAGTTGGAAGGCTGGTGACGTTTTTCACCTCCCGCCGCACGATGCAAATCATTCAGGCAGTAACGACCATCAAAATCACGGCGTACGGAAACGCCATCAATTACGAATAACTGATTCATATGTTTCTCCACTTGTTGTAGTGCGAGCGGGTCTGCACTCCCGCTTCGCTGACACTTTTTAATCTAACACTCATGCGCGTACCAATGCATTGCTATTTTGCCTACCATTTTCGACATAGCTGGCGATCGTTATTTCAACCTTCCCGCCAGGTACCTGCGGTGCCCACTCCACCAGCATTCGTTTAACCTGACTGTCATCCTCCCAGATGCCTGCATGTGTCAGTGCATCAAAAAGCGCCTTGTTGTAATTGTCGATATCGCGGCGGCGGGCATCTGGTGGATAGAGAATGATCTCAACCGCCGCTGGCGCTGTGGTTGGTTTAGGCAGGCGGCGTAATTGTTCAATAATCGCAGCGCAAGCAGCGCTCTGATATTTGCGGCCAGCAGCACTGATGAGATGGCGTCCTGCCAGCGGTCCCTTATTGGGGGCTCGCCAGTAGGTGTTTACGCTTGGAGGGAATGGCAAAATCAGACGCATGTAGGCTCCCCCTTAAGTTTTCTTACCTGAACAGCGTTATACGGTGTTTCTTCAGTTTCGGATGGGATTCCCCATTGAATAAAACCAGCACGCCAAAGACGAACAAATCGAAAATGAGGCCGATTAACACCTTTAAATCGCACACCCCGCCAAGATATCCACTCGCCATCGGGCATCAGTGACAGGATCTCAAAGTCATGCTGCGTAAGAGTTTGTGGGTCGATGGTATAGCTCGGTTCACATATTCTCATTGGTCGGTCCACCATCCGTTGATGTAAGTTAGCGATAGTCCTTCGCATTCGTTGCCCCAACTGTCCCAGCCAGGCGCGGCGCAACGGCTGAATAGCTCAATGCGTGGAACATCACCGTAGAGTTTTTCCAGACGGAAACGGGCCTCTGCTGGCTTCTCGCTATGCTGACCTAGTGGGCTGTAGATAACCTGTTTCACGCTGGCGTTCTTGCGCTCAAGACCATTACCTCTGGTGGCGATCAACATGTCTTCGGTATTGGCTCGGGTGTAGTTGCCGCCGTTCATACGGGTCTGCGTGTTCAGCAGGTCGAGGAAGTCGTAAAAGTCCTCCACTCGGCCAGACTGGAGTGCTTTGTTGATGTGCTGCTCTGCCAACGGGTTGAACTTAACCCAGGTGAAGCCCTTCATGGTGCGGACCTTAAATCCCCATGCTTCAGCCAGCTCAATGGCTTCGCGGGTATGCGTACCGGTGAACCACATAGCCAGAACAGCATCATCGGCAGCCAGGTCCCAGACCGGAAGACGCTTCATGTCGATAAGCTTCATCGTGCCGTAGTGATTGGTGGCAGCGCCATTGCTGACAGTGTTGCCATATTCCCAGGCTGGATCAGCGTAAATCAGAGAGTATTTCATCAGACGTTCCTCGCTCTGCCAGCAAGACACCATCCATCACCGGTGTTTTTAACCCTCGGAGCCATACTCAGGCAGCGCTTACGTTCTTTGAGAATTTTGGCTCGCATAGTTTCGTTCTTTGATCGATTGAATGCTTCCATCAGAACCGTAGCAGCACGCAGATAAAGTCCCTTGTCAGATAACTCTTTAGCCTTGTCCATCATCGCAATGACAGCAGGGTTTGGTGCGCTTTCCTGTTTTGGCTCAGGCATCACTTCAGCTTTTTCTACCGGGTAGCGCGGGACAATAGGCCCAATTGGACCAACAGGTGCCTTTGCGTAGTAACGGAAGTTAGGACGCACACCTTTGCGCTCAGCGCGGTTAAGCATGACCAGGCGGCATACCGCACGCTGAACACTGTGCAAGGCATACTCCGGGAGTGCTGCAGCGATCTCTTTGTTCGTCAGTCCAGGGTTATTGGCCACGAATAACTGAATTGTTTTCAGAAAGCTCATTGAGTACCTCCGGAAACACGGAAACCTGAGTTGGCTGGAACGCTGTAATCAACGTTCTGGAAGTTGGCCTTAAAGTTTGGGTCAGCGCTACCGCCGAGTTGCCAACGCCCTTTGACACACGCAGGCCTTCCGCGCTTTTGCCATTTCTGAGCCTTGTCAAAATACTCAACGCAATTTTCTGGACCAAAGAGAGTGCTCGGGCGAAGGTAATCATCCATTTTTGGATCATCAGCCCATTTTGCTGTGAGATAGTCCACCACCAGCATCAGGTCTTCAGCGCTGTAGTTTTCTGACAGTCTCCCCCTGATGTATCCCAAAACGGTTTTATTGCGCCCGCCCTTCCCGTATGACGATCCAGTAACCTCGTTGAAATGGGATAAGACACGAATTGCCGGATCGATGTCGTCTGGTTGCGGCGCAACCGGACAAATAGGTTTTTTAATATCTGTAGTATTCTCTGTTGTATTCTCTGTAAGAACATCAGTGCAATTTGACCTGATGAGAGCGGTTCGTTTTGACCCGATGGAGCGTTCCACTTTGACCTCTTCCATCGGTTCATTTTGACCTGATGGAAGAGTGCATTTTGAACTCTTCGATTTGGTCACTTTGACCTCATCTAAAAGCTCGCTTTCGTAGTTGATCGTGTAGTAGTTCGTCATGTCGCGCTGAGACTTATTCAGCTGCTCAACTTTGAGCACGCCCAGCTGCTTCAGGCGGGTGAATGTGCGCTTCAGCGTAGACTCAGACCAGAACGGGAACTGCTCCAGCCACTGCTCGTTGGTGTTGTAAATCCAGCGCACGCCGTCACGCTCCAGTCCGGAGGTGGTTTCTTTAAGCCAGTAGTTAACCTGCTGCAACGCAATGGCCTCGTTAAGGCCAATGCTGTATGCAAGGTCAGGGTTTATCACTATCGGCCGGGATGGCATCAACAGGCTCATGGTAGTCCTTTAACTCTGTAAATTTACGCTGGAATTGTTCAAGAGGGCTGAAGCACTCATGATCGTACCCTTCGCGAAGGTATATAACGCGTCGGGTCTGTGGCTCCCATCTGATGACACGGACCGGGACGCCGTAGTGGTCTTTGAATCGCCGGTTAACTTCAGCCATTCCTCGCGCCCCTTCTCGTTCATCTGAGAAAAAGCCTCTACCATCGCGTTCTCAGGCTGGTAGTTGTTCGTATCAGCCTGGTCGTTTAATCTCTCCACATAGCCGAACGGGGAATCTTTTCCCACCAGCGGAAGGCATCTGAATTGCTTCGCTGGTCTCAATCGGTTTAAACTGTTCATGCGTTAGTTTCTCCACTGAATACGACACGCCAAGACGCCCGGAGCTGCACACTCGCGGGCGTCACTTTTTTTGGCTTTGCTTACGGCTAAACAGCGCGACAATCGCGCGGATTTCTTCTTCACGCGCTGCCAGATGACGGCGGTGATACTCGTTAATTTCTTCCGCTTCATGCGCTTCAATCACTCCATCTTCCAGCGCCTTCTGAATGATCTGATCAACCTGACCGCGTGCTGCTGCAGTTCTCATTGCACGGGTGAATAGGTCAACGCGATCGAGGTCTTCAAGTTGCGGAACTTCCACCAGGAGAGCGCCGCGACGTTGCGCGAAGTAATCAGCCAGGAAAGACGTGTTTGAAATGTCCTCCATCGCTTCCAGCTCGTTCACCTCGAAGAACCGGCAGCCGTTCTTCTCGTACAGATTGTTATTGAACTGCGTGACTGACATGCCAAGAGCACCTGCCATAGCCTCACGGCCTCCGGGGTACGCTTTGCACATCGCTTTCACTACTTCTTTCAGGCTTGGCTCTACCATGTTGTTTTTCCTTTGGTAGTTTTCAGACGGCTGCTTTCGCATTACGATTGCCTTTACCCGATGCGTCATCAGCAACCTGGTAGCGGCTCGGGTATAAAATATGTAATTCGCTGATCTCGCCTTTGAAGAACTTGGCTAAACGTTCTGCCAGTTCAACTGATGGAACCTGTTCACATCTTTCAATGCGACTTAAAGTTGCCGGGTCGACCTGTACGCCTGTTGCAACATGCAACAAGGTCATACCGTGCGATTTACGCAATTTTCTTAACGGTGATTGCATAAAGCCTCCTTTATTTGCGTATTACGCATGTTATTCCATGCAGGCGAATTGCGCAAGTTGCTTTGCACGACACGCAAAAAACACTTGTAATGGACGCATGAATATAGGATCTCGCATCAGACAACTTCGCCTCGCGAAGAACATGAAAATCGCAGAGCTTGCTGAAACTGTGGGGGTTGATGCTGCCAACATTTCCCGCCTGGAAACAGGCAAGCAAAAGCAGTTTTCAGAACAAACACTTAACCGACTTGCTCACGCTTTAAGCGTAAAAGTCCCTGACCTATTTACCTCGGCAGAAAATGAGGCTACTGTATATTTAAACAGTGAAAGTGATTCATCATCACGTAGCATTGGTGATGTTTATAGAGTCGAGGTACTTGATGTGAGCGCAAGCGCCGGAGCAGGACACATACAGAGCAGTGATGTTATTGATGTCATACATGCTATTGAATACAGCAATGATCAGGCATTAACTATGTTTGGAGGCAGGTCATCTTCTGGCGTTAAAGTTATTAACGTTCGTGGTGACAGTATGGCGTCAACCATCGAGCCAGGAGACCTCATTTTTGTTGACGTCAACATAAATGAATTTGATGGCGATGGTATATATGTGTTTGGTTTTGATGGAAAAATATACGTAAAACGGCTCCAGATGATTCCTGACCAGCTTCTTGTTATCTCTGACAATCCAAAATATCGGGAATGGAGTATCACAAAAGATAACGAGCATAGATTCTACATTTATGGAAAGGTTTTAATAAGCCAGTCGCAATCCTTTAAACGGCACGGCTAGCAAGATTTACAGGAAAAAAAGACCTCACGTGAGGTTTTTTTTTGCCCACAAAATTGCGTAATATGCATTTTAATACTTGCGTTACTCGCAATTAATGATTATCTTCTAGTCATCGGCATATGGCACATGTGCCGCAGCGGTCTGGGGATTCCTTAGGCAGTATCCCGATCCAGCGGGCAGCCGGAATGTGCAAGCCAGTTGTGTACGACAGCCAGAGACGTTTCACCAGCGTGGCGATCAGGTGACAGCCCAGACGATATCTGAGTGGCTTAAAAAACAGATGGGAGCCGGTGGAATCCCGGCACATAACATGAAAGCGCATTCCATCAACTATCGGTTGTGGATGACAGGTAAGTAAACGAACGGAGTGCGCTTCCAGTTGTGTAAACCGTAGTAGCTGTACCAGATGCTGTGTGTAGTCTTGGCGGTCGGCAGTTGTGAATGTCCTTAATGTCGACCGCCCCTTTTCACAACTGAAAGCGCGTTCAGCCGGTTCCTTGAGAGGCCGCAGTCGTTAAATCAACTCAGGGGAACGCGCTCCCAATTGTGGAGAAGCTAACTGGCGGTGGCAGCCGCCCGTTTCACTAAGTGCCCTGGTTGGGTGCTTACTCAAACGAAAACCATTTATTTTTTGTCGCCACCCGGCGAGGGATTCGTGCAACCAAAATTCGGCGCTGTGCAGAGCGCTTATAACACGGAGAAACTATCCATGACGAACACACAGAACGTCACCGAGCTACAACCACGCATGACCAGAGAGCAGCTTATCGACGCAGCTCGTAAGGCAGCCCCTCTCCTCCCTGCCGCTTACGGCTGGATGGTTAACGAACTGGCTACACGCCTTGATGTTACCAGCGTCGCGCTTTGTGAAGCTTTGGCGCAGCGTAAGGAACTGGCCGAGCAGAACGCCACCCTGCGTGAGGATGTTGCCAGTTGGGCCAAAGAGTGCGACCGCATAGAAGAGCGCCACACCAAAACGCCTACCAACATGCACCTGCTGGAAGCTCAGCGAGAACTCCGTGAGCTGCCTCGTGTCGTCATTTCCCTGAATAATGAGGTCACTCTCTAATGGCTAACTCATTCAAGCAAATGACCAAAGCCGGTGTGATTAAGCGCACCGATACCGGGATGTTTATCGCTCTTTCCGATATCCACGTTCGTGAAGGTTTTAACAAGCGTGAAGATGATGAGCGCACCCGCCAGGCTGATAATGACCTGTTCAACTATCTGATGAACGGCGGATCAGTTCCACCGCTGGAAGTTATCGCGCGTGATGAAGGTGGCGTATGGGTTGTAGAAGGTCACCGCCGTCGCCGCTGCTATGCGCGCTGCGCTGAAGCTGGCAAGCCAGTGGACCGCATTCACATCATGCCGTTCAACGGTAACGATGTTCAGCGCCTGGCGCGCATCATGACCAGTAACAA